GGCTAATAGTTGGCGATGTGCCGCCACTAGACGCAACAGGAGCGGTTGCACCAACGCTAACAACTGAACCGCCGCCGCTTACCGACAACGTGCCGGTGGTAAAACTAAGGCCAGAACCAATTGTTACGTTAGAAAACCCACCGGAACCGTTGCCGTACAGAATGGAAGATCCAGACGTAGCAGGAGCGTAATCAGTGCCGCTTGTTGCTGCGCTAATTGCTGTTCCGTTGCCTTTCAAAAGACCAGTAATGGTCGTTGAAAGCGTGATCGCTGGCGTCGTTGTAGCCGTTGCTACCGTACCAGCCAAGCCATTTGCAGATACAACAGATACACTGGTTACAGTTCCAGCCGCGCCACTGACAGCGGCCCAAGATGTGTTGGTGCCGTCAGTTTTAAGGTAGTAATTAGTGTTGCCAGTTTGAGTTGGCAACAAAGCATTCAAAGCAGCAACTTTAGTGGTTTGACCCGTACCGCCATTAGCAATCGCAACCACACCGCTAACACTCGCAGCAGTTCCAGTTGTATTCTGGTTTAGCGTCGGTATATCGGCGGCTTGAATCGTGGACATTGACACGTTCGTGCCGTTACCACGCAGGTAATACCCAGAGGTCGTAGCCCCAGCAAGCGCGTTAATTGCAGCTTGTTGCGAACTAGCGCCGGTGCCACCGTAGGTAATCCCAACCGTGCCAGACGTAATCTGCGAGCCATCAATGGCAATATTTGTGTTCGCCGCTGCTGTTAGTTGACCGCGAGAGTTAACCGAAAACGTTGGGATCTGCGAGCCACTTCCGTAACTGCCAGCCGATACCGCCGTGTTGGTAATACTAAACTGGTTGCCAAACAGCGTAAGACCGGCGCCGTTGGTATATGAGTTAACGCCAGTTGCAAACTGAGTAAACACCAATCCGGTCGTGCCAATAGTAATTGGCGGCAGGGTGGTAAGAACCCAGGAGGTGTTAACTAACGTAGCACCTGAGGTAATTAAAACGTAGTTTCCAACGTTAAGTTGGTTATATCCGCTGCCAGCCGTGTTCATGTCGGTTGCGCGAACCAACACAAAAGGCGTAGACCCATCTCCTATTACAGAAACAGTGTACACACCGTTTTGTAGCGAAGATGCCTGATCTTTAATCAAAACACGGTCATTTAATGCCGGCGTAGTCGAATCAATTGACAACGCACCGTTAGCCGTTGCCGTAAGCGTTGCTCCGACACCGCTTGAACCGTTGTTGTACGTTACTGTCGGCAGCGCAGAAGCAGTTGCTAAAACGCAAGCTGTGTGGAAAGTCAATCCAGCGGCAATTGCGTCAACATACGCTTTGTTAACAATATCGTTGGCACTGACCGGAGAGGTTGTAACCTGCCCGGTTGAGGTCAACAAGGTCGTAAATGCGCCTGTAGACGGGATGGTGGCCCCTACAGACGCATTATTGATCGTGCCGCCGGTAAACGTACCGCCAGTGACGGTTTTGCCCGTGAAGGTCAGCGCAGCGGGAAGCGACAACGTAACAGCAGACGATCCCGTAGCCGTAATCTGGTTGGCTGTTCCGACAACGCTTGTGACCGTGGACGTACCGGCAGCGGCAGCAGTAATCCGACCGTATGCGTCAACGGTCAGATTGGTATTGGTGTAACTGCCAGGGGCAACCGTAGTCGGTGCTAGGCTAATCGTTCCGCTAGTAGTAATTGGGCCACCGGTAAGTCCAGCGCCAGTTGCTACGCTAACCACTGATCCCGAACCACCACCGCCGCTGCCAATGTTACTGACGGCAACTTTTTTGGTTACGCCGCCTTGGACAATAGGTACAACTTCAGTCCCCGCAAGCGGGGTATCTGCTGACGGCAGTGCCGAAATCGTGGTATTTGCCATGCTTTACTCGTAGAAAACCGTTGCCGCAACAGTTCCGCTTATCACGACATACAGGCCAGAACTGAAGTATACGCCACCTTCGTCGCCAGTAAATACATAACTGGTCGCGCCAGTTGGCGTAAACACTCCGACAATCGTGTCGGTCGTGGTAGCCGCAGCGCTGTTGTACACCGTGATTGTCGGCGTTCCGCTGGCGGCAGATACAAAGATTCCCTTTAGCTTGCCCGCCATTGGCTTGACGTTAGCCGAAGCGGTCAGATACTTATACGTCGCAGCCATAATTACCTCACGCCAAAAAGCGCAGTTTGTAGAGGGTTCTGAGATAGACTTCAATAATGTTGTCAATCAACTGCTGCAAAGCCATGTCAGTTTTGTCAACAACTTCGTATCGGTTAGCCTCAATTTCAGCCAACTGACTTTCCAAGAATTCTATGATATTAGTCGTTTTCTTAGACGACATCAACGTAATTGGGCCGATCAGACCGTGCCGCCCTTGGTACGCTTCAGCAAAATCGTCCGCAGCCTCGATGATAAGTTCGTAGAACTTCTGCAACGCCTTGTGCTTGCTAAAACTGCGAGTGTTCAGGTGTACGCTATGGGCTACATCGCGCCCCAAAAACAGCAAACCTACAAAATCACAGGCTTTCATTACATCATTCCTTGCTGTGGCGCGTACTCAGCCGATTCCGGCATCATTGTTTCTCGCCCTGGCATCTCGCCAACCAGATCGCCAGAAGTAATCATGCCATGCAGAGTCCCCATGACAATATCTTGGATCTGCTCTTCGGACATCCCGGCCTGAACTGCTGCAATGCGCTTAGTCTCAGCATCAAACGCCTTGATCTTGGCTTCGTAGTCCTTGCGCTCCATGTCCTGCGCTTCCATCGACTTGCCGACATTCTGAAGCATATTATGCAGTTGATCCAACTCTGCTGCCATCGCTTGCATTTGCTGATTAGCCGCCTGCAAGGCAGGATTGTCTTCGGCTTCACCCATCAGTTTGGGATCAATCGTTTTGGCAAAGCGTTTTGCCATCTCCGCAGCGCCCGGCCAGTCCATGTTCTTGACGAACAAATCGCCTGCAACGGTCCACAACTGCGGGTTACCCTGTAGCAGTTGCGCCATCGCTTCAAGCGCTTCTTGGCGCTTGGTTGCATACCCTGGGCCGGTAGCAACCACAACATCGTACTTACCGACCGCAGGGTTGTAAATCTTATCGATCACAATCCCTTCTTGGTTCTGGATCTTACGCACAGGCTCGGCTTGAGTTGGGTCAATCTTGACCATCTTCGTCTCGCCATCCAGCCCGATAATCCGGGCGATGCGCTGCGTGTCGTAATACTTAGGGATCAGATCGACCAGTTGCCGACCGATATGACGCACACCACGCGCCAGATTGTCTTGGTAGTGGTAAGTACCAACATCACCCTCACGCTGGCGGGCTAAAATAGCCTTGCCAGAACGTTCGTTGGATGTTTGACCAAGTGATGCGTTGTACTGTCCAGTTGCAGACTTGATGTCCTCGGACGCTCCCATTTTGGCTTGAATCAAGCCAGTTTGGGCCATTGGCGGCAGCGCACGTTGGGGCAACGGCAAAACCGCACCCTGACCGTCCGTCACATCTGGATTGACCTCCAAATACGGCCAATTCTGCGTGTTTGCGGTCTTCCATTGGGTCTCATACCCCTCAAACTGACCGCCATAACCAATAAACGGAGCCTTTGGAGCCAGCGCCAGCATCTCTGCCTCTTGACTAGTCCAATAGTTGTACATCCGTTGGGCATCTTTGGCGTTTCTGACCAGCCCGCTGATGTAAATCCGGCCCTCAACCTCGTATTCGTTGCCGATAATCCGCACAACAGGGATGTATTTACCCGGCCATTCCTGCTCTTCAAGGATTTCGTAGCCGTTAATCTTGCACCACTTGATCTTCTTACGATCCGCTTGGCGCGATTTCTTCGGCTTGCCGTAAATTTGGCGTAATTGCTTGTCTTCTGGCGTACCTTCAAACGCAGTCACGTTTCCGGGGTACAAATTCAACGTATGCTTGTCGTATTCAATGTAAAAATACTCAGCAATACGAATTGTGTCGGTGTTGAGCCACTGACTCAGGTTCTGGTCGCCTACACCTAGCGTCTCAAGCGTGGAAAGCGGCGACGCATTTGGGAAAAGCCGGTGATATTCCTCTTGGGACAGATCCTCGGTAATAAAACACCACTTGGCGTCACTGCCGCATGGGTCTTGGATCAGCGGGTCCATGTAGACGCTAAAACTATTGCGAACGCGCGCGATCCTTAAATCCTGGTCGAACGTGTCATCGTCGCAATACTCGCTCAGAATCCGGATGTAGCCCTCGCCATAGGCCACCTGATTCTCGCAAGCCGTGTCATACGCCACATCTGCGTCAGAGATGTACTCAATGTGACGGATCATGCCGTTATAAATCTCGGCAACCTCTACGTCAGCATCGTCATTGACCGGAATAACCTTAACACTAGGCCGGTTCTGGCGCTGATCATTGGTGATTTGATGGACGTGCTGCGGCAGCTTATTTATAGTCAAGCATGGCCGCGCGTTAATCGTCTGCCCCTGCACCGCACCACGGGTCGCCAGCACATCTGCCGGCCACTGCCACTGGTTATCGGGCGAGCCTGCGTAGAACCGCAGATCGTCTAACTCGTCTTCTCTTGATTCGGAATACGCCGAAATCGCCATCGACAGGCGATCCCGCGCCGTTGACAGCACATCCGAGTCGCTTTTGAGTGGTTTACCCCCAAGTGCGACGTTGCCAACAGCGTTAATTCCGGTGTAATCGCTCACTTTTTCTTCGCTGCTTCACGTTTAACCGCATAACTTATCGCCACTGCTTGTTTCACCGGCTTACCAGCCTTAACTTCAGTTTTGATGTTCTCTTTAAACGCTTTTGCGCTAGAAGATTTCTTAAGCATGGTTACCTCTTGTCCGTGACCGGGCGCGTTTTCTGCGCTTTGCTTGCCAAATCCAACAATATTGAAAATTCCGTAGCCATTGACGGGTCAACGTGCGCTGGAGCAGGATAGTGCTCGTTTCGAGCGATTGTACTACCCATTCCGTAAGCTGCCAACTCTGGTTTGCTAGAACGATAATTAGATTTTTCATTAGCCCATTCTGGGGCTAACTGTGCGGCTCGTTTTCCTCTTTCTTCACCAAAAGAAAGTTTTTGATACCCGTCCAAAAACTGTTTTTCTAACGGGTCTAACTTTTCACGCCTACGCAATTTGTTTAATATTTCAAAATACAATTCGCTCATTTGCCTGTCGGCGGCGTGGGTCATTTCGTGAACAACAGTGCTAGGTTCAGCACCGTAGTTTAATAGAAGTTTACCGGCAGCAGGAAAATTTCGCTCACCAAAAACCGGATTGTTATAGGTAAACGATCCTCTGTCTGTTCCTATGTACTGTTGTTGAATTTCGGGCAACGACCGTCTAGAAGTCAAAAAATCCGTCAGTTCACCATATTGCGGGTACGCGGCAGTCTGCGTCAACAACCGTTGCAGTTCATTCTGTTGCGGTGGTGCTAACTTGTTCGCTGGCACTCACGCACCCATCCAAGAGCCGGCCATTGCGTCGCGGTTCATCGTAAGAGTACGGGGCCGTTCGACGTACTCACGATGCGCTACAGGATAGGCGAACGTCACCGCCAGCGCGTCGGCTGCGTCGGGAGATGCCAATCCTCTAGCCTTCATTTCTTTCTTGCCTTCCAGAAAGATTGTTCCCGCTGAGTTGGGCTTCTTCATCGGCCCAACCAAATCATCCTTAAGCATCTTGTCCTGCGGGATGCTGGCTGTCCGTAGCCATTCGCGCATCGCGCCCCACATTTCAGCCCGTTTGTTGCCCCACATTACTGGGTTTTTGGCTTTCCAACCAAAGTTTACCCCTCGTACCTTATACCGTTGTTCCGTTAGCCTGTCAAGTATACCGTAGCCCAAACCGCCTTCGTCTATTACAGTCAGCGTTGGCTTGTATTCGTCAATCGCGTCAATGACACGACCGACAATTGACATCGTATCCTCGCCCTTGTAGCGTTTGATTGCTACGATGTCACGGCCCCGCCGCACGACTATTACCGTCGAGTCCAAACCGCCGCGTGCCGGATCGACCCCTATTACTATAGGCGCGGTCTCATCCTTGTACCGTGGCCGTTTGAATGCGTCTTCGACAATCATTGGTGAGATGAACTGATCCTCGCCCGCGCTTGGAAAGTCTCCGTACACTTCTACGCGCGCTTGGATCGAATCCTCGCCGTACTCCGCGATGATCTGCTCGTAGACCTGCTTGTCCGTCCCTTCTACCGTCCTAGCGTCAATCTGGCGCGTCTGCCAAAAGTCACGTTTACTATTAAACGTCTCAAAGAAGTACCCGCTATTGCGCCGGGGGTTGCTAAACGCGAACCAATAGCGATCCAGAATGTTTTCTGTGAAGAAGCCGGCACCTACTGACCAGATCGCGTCGGCGATACCGCTGGCCTCGTCAAAGATCAGCATCATGCCGTCGTGGTTGTGTACACCCGCGTAAGCGTCTGGATTCTCTTCACTCCACAGTTTGCCTTCCGCTGCCCAATAGCGCGTCCCTTTCTTTAAGTCGCGCTCGACCAGTTCGGTTATCCACTGCGCCGGTACGATCTTAGTCGCGCTGATTTCCCACCAGTGACTGTTAATGATCATCGCTTGCCACTTGGTCAGTTCGCCCCAAGTGACCGACCTTAACTGCGCTTCACTGTTGGCGCTCACAATGACCGTCGAGCCAATCCGCGTGGTTAGCATCCATAGGATCAGCCAGCTAACTAACGCGCTTTTACCAATACCCCGACCGCTGGACACCGCTTCTCGTAGCGTGTCCATGTTGGCTTTGCCTTCGTTGGCTTTGATGTGTTTACCAATGTCGCGCAGGATTTCGCGCTGCCATTTGCGCGGGCCTTGGAATTTAGCTAACGGTGTGTTCGGTTGACCCCAGGGAAACGCGAACAATACAAACGCTTCAGGATCGTTCGCTATCGCGGGTGACCACAACCGCGTCATCAACGTCTGCTCTTCGGCTGATGTATAGATCGGTTTTTGCATTTTCTAGCACTCTGGTTTGCGCTTGCTCTAGCGCCGCTGTGATGCTGATCCGCTGATACACATCAACGCTGACTTCTTGTTTGGCCGTCCACTCGTGCCGATGACGCAAGATCTCTAACGCCGCTTTTGCGTCGCCCGCTAACGCCGCGCTATTGAGAACCTGTGAGATTTCGCGTTCGTTATCCGCGCGGCCTTTTTTTTCAGCCATTTCCGCAACCGGGTCTAGCTGACACAGTTGCCGATACTCAGCGGGCAGCATACCAGCAGCCAACGCCAGCGAGTCACCTTTTAGACCTAACTTCGCCGCGTCATAAATGGACTGAAGACGCGCCTCTGTCGCCCGGACATCACGAACTGTTAGTGGCAAAGATTTGAACATGGCAGAAGTGTAGCAAAAAAAATTTTAATTTTAAAAAATTCTTGCGGGGGGTGCGTTTCCGTGACCGGTCGGGCCAAGGCCCTACCCGGCCCCCTCCGTTGTGCCCGGACATTGCCATGTCCACGCAAGCCGATCGGCCATCGCGCCAGCTAGCTGCCAGCGTCCTGGCCATCGCGCGTGCGTGTGCGTGTGCGTGTGCGTGTGCGTGTGCGTGTGCCCGCGTGTGAGCGTTCTGTAATTTAGTGCTAAACGCTAGTACGTTGTCATTTGTGCCCGTGTGTGAGCGTTCTGTAAAATCGTTATAAAAAGTAGAGTGTGGTCACTTGTACCCACACATTGCCATCCTAAAAAATCGCGCTGGAAAAATACGCGGGAGAATTTGCGCGGCGATGTTGTAGACACTCGCACGGCTATCTCCATATATTTATTTTTTCAAACTTGAAAAGTAGATATGACTATTCTGGGGTACACCCCGCAAACCCGCATGGTTGAGCCAAAAAGTGTAGTCACTCCCGCGCTAAAAATGACACACAACGCGTCCACACACTGTCCACAACCGTTGGTTGTATGTTTGTGTCAAAAGTTTGTTGACAGCTACACGACGCGCGCGCTACTATCTCACTCATGGCGCAGCACAACGCAACGCTAACAACCGGAGTACACAAAATGACCAAATCAGAACAGCGCGAAGTTTCCCGGCTTGACTTGTACATCGCCCACGGGATGACAGACACTGCAGCGCGCGCGATCGCCACACTCATTCGCAGCGCGCGCACGACCCGCAGCGCTAACGAATTGCGCGCGATCGCCGCGACGATGAAACTTGATCAGCACCCCGACTTCATCGCCTAACAAAATTCCAGCTAATGCGCCCGACGCGGGCGCATTGGCGGGCGTTTTGCCCGATCACACTTCACTACACTACGGAGAACCTATGATCCACTTCGTCGCAAAATCATCGAACACGAAAACCGGACCAATCCCGATCACGTACAGCGCGCGCGATACTTGCCCCGCTAGCTGCGGGCAGATGAAATCTTGTTATGCCGATGCGGGTTTTCATACCCGCCTAAATTGGGACAAGGTTCCGACGCGCGGGAAAGATATCGCCACGGTCGCGGCCAAAATTCGCGCGTTGAAACCCGCGACGCTGTGGCGGTTCAACGTCGCGGGCGATCTTCCGGGCGTTGGTGAAGATATTGACGGACCAGCGCTGGCGCAATTGATCGAAGCGAATCGCGGGCGCCGTGGGTTTACGTACACTCATAAACACTCAGATCGTGCTATCAAGTTTGCCCGGTTTGCGATCAAACGCGGGTTTACGGTCAACCTATCGGCCGATGACGCGGGTCATGCTGACAAGTTAGCGGAAACCGGATTACCCGTTGCAGTCGTTGTCCCGTTGGGAACCCCTGAGCGCACCACAACGCCCGCCGGACGCGCTATCGTCGTTTGCCCCGCTCAGACTAAGGACGACGTGACGTGCTACACCTGCGGGCTATGCGCCCGCGCTAATCGTAAGGTCATCGTCGGGTTCCTCGCGCACGGCACGCGCGCTAAAAAAGCCGACGCAATTGCCCGTCGTGTTATCCCCATCCAGGTGACCAAGTGAACCATTACACGGCAAAATTTAAACGCTATACGGATGAAATGCTGAAAACAGCACTAGCAGACTGTCACGTCGCGCTAGGTGTCGGAGAAACGCTTTTCAGCCCCGCCTACATTGCAAAATTGTGGGCGGAAATTGACGCGATTCGCGACGTTCAACTCTCACGCAAACGGAAATTAAAATGATCCTGATTCACACAATCCAAGAACAAATCACGCCCGACGATTACCCGGACGAAACGACGGGCGGGTTTTTAACTGAGAATGACCCGATCGGGTTTCGCGACTTGGTCTGGATGATGACGCGCGAGGGTTACGTCGAGCCCTCATGCTACCCGCCATCCGGAACAATCTACGAATGGCTCTCGACTCACCCAGAAACCGATTACCGCACCGGTGAAACTGAATACCGGACGCTTCACTACTCGATGAAAAATCACCCACGCAACGCGAAGTACTGGCGTAAGGCTATGATCGCTGCCAACATCATCAAGGTTAAACAATGAAACTTGAAACTTACGCTACCCTTGCGCTCGCGTTGTGGTGCCTTGTCGCCGGCATCATTCTTGCGGATGGCTTTATAACGGCGCTGTGTCGCTAGTCATCGCGGCGGTACTGGCCGCGATACTTGTCATCATCCTAGACTTATAAAAAAGGCCCCGAAGGGCCTTTTTTACGCTTCAACTATTCTTCGCAATTCTGAGGCGCTGGCGCTTGCCATGTCGGGCGCGCAATACACGTGACGCTTAGTCTCTAACCCGCGCGCGGCTACGCGCCCGCAATCGATCCAACCGGCTTCTTTGATCGCCTGAAGTAACGCTTGCTGATATAACTTCATGCCAGCGGGCGCGCTACGGGCTAATTCATCCAAAACGGCCTGCAAAGGCGCAGCGATGACACCCTTCGTGAACACCCCACGACGCCCGCGCATTAATTCAAGAATGTAAGACTCAGCCCCGGAGAGCGAATTCTCCGTCATTGTTTGTTTAAATTCCGTCATAGGCGGGGCTGCGCCGGGGTTGAATCGCGACACGTCGCGGGCGTGTAACCAAGCGGCCACGGCCGCGCGGCCGCCCGTTCTAAGCCACTGCCAGATCGCGGCGCCGTCCGCGTCACTCATGCGCCCGACGCGCGACCATATACAGAACCAACGGCGATCTTGGGCGCTGATCGATATAGGCAATAGATCGTTCGAAAACGCCAGCACGAAGCCCCTATTGGCCATCATATAGGGGTGTAACCCTTTTCTATTCACGGCCAACACTTCGGGCGGCGCTGCAATGATCGGCTTTAGTTTATTGGCCAGGACCCGGCGATCGGCCGCGAGCGCCTCTTTCAACTCATTAATAACTAGAATCTCCGACTCTAGCTGGTAGCCCCACTGCGAGGTGAGCGACTCATTGTCGACCAGCCCGTAGTTATGCTTATTTTCACCGCACACGGCCCAGATGAACGGGTCATACATCGTATCCTTACCCGACCCTTCATCCGACGCGTGCAGGATCGCATGGTTAATTTTCACGCGGGGGTTCTGCACCTTATAGGCCATCACGTTCCAGATATGGTCTAGTTCCGTTTGCACTGGCACCAGCTTGCGGCAATGGTCAATCCACGCTTGCACTGCGCCCGCTATAGGCGTCGGGCGCGCGTCAACCCAACGGTTCGCATAGACCATGCCATCGCGCGCCGTTAGCACCGACTCGCCCGCAGCATAGGTCAAGCCTGCCAGCACCTGCCCGCCAGCGGCGGTACGATTTTCGTCAAACCATAGCGACGGCGTTATAAGACGCAGGCGCCCCGTAGGCGTTGAATGTAAAGAATGGCAGGCAATCCCGCGATAGGTCGCGTCAAACGCCCGCCGCGACACCAGCACACGATCCATAAGGTCAAAATAGGAATCATCCGACTGAACATAGGCGAAGCGCTTAAACCAGTCGCTCCGCTCGACCCTAGCCCGCTCGCGCGCTTCGACTTGGGCGATGATCGAATCAGCGTCCTCGCTGAACATATCGGTTTTCTTGACCCGCGATAGCGCACCGCCCACAACGGACGCGAGCAGTTCTTCACGCAAGCCATAGGACCGTTTGGGACCGCCTTCGTTCTCCACCCACCCTAGAAAACGCGACGAGTCCCATTCGGTGCAATGGGAGTGTAGGCAACAGTACGCCCGGCTAGCGGGCATATAGCGGCCCTCTAGATTACCGTCCGAATGCTCCGCATGGTTGGGGCATATCACGCCCCACCAGCCCGCAGGGTTACCGCCCTGCGTTACTTCTTTACGCTCGACAAGCCACGCCAGCACATCATCCGACCCGTCATCCTTCAACGTACCGGGGCGGAAGGTCGTAGTCTCCGCTGCGCCGGGGATGACCGATAGGGCGTTGCAGATCTCCTCCAGTGAGAACTCGCGCGACGGGTTGAATTCTGTGAGGCGCGCAGCGAACCGGCCTTTACCGGGCTTTAGGTTGATCGAGCCGGGAATGCGTATATTGCGAACCGGGTTTATAGCGCCGGGGTCCGTATAGCCCGCCGCCGCTATAGCCTTGATCGCCGCGCTATAGACCGACTTATGCGGCTGGTCGTCTAGGCGGAAAACGTAGCACCATTGAAAGTTGTCCTTGGACGTTTCAATAACCCACGTTGGGCGAATGGGCGGCGTCTTAGACTTCGTGCCGACGTCATCTAGAACCAAGCACCACACATTCTCGCAAAACGCAGCGCCAGCAGAGACGCGTTGACCGTCGAACCGCGATTCGATGAACGAGCCAATGTTGACGTACCACGCTCCTTCACCTCTAGGTTTACGGAACGCAGGATAGGCGTACCCGCCCTCACGCTCGACTTGCTTGGTGAAGAGAATTACTTCACCCTCCGGCGCTAAGTTCAGTATATAATCGTTAAGTTCCATTGTGCTCTCCTCGTTGAAGCCCGTCCCCACGACGGGCTTTTTTTTCACTTACCGTAGCGGCTCATCTGCTTGACTTCTGCCTTCAGGGGCAGACCCGGCGCCCACGGCGGCGACGTGCACATGACGCGGGCCAATAGGTCGGCGTCACCGTCTTCTAGGACGATCTCATCGTGTACGTGTAGCACTACGTTATCTAGCTGGCGCAGTGCGTGGCGCAGTACATCATTAGCGACTGCTTGGGTGATGTTCTCGCAGGCCAGCCCCTTCCATAAACGCGCGCGAGGCCATTCTTTGGCGTCAGCGGCGGGCTTCCAGGCGGCTTTTGCATACGAGACACCTTCATCTTCCAGCTTTGCAAACGGGTAACACAGAACGCGGCCCGAAGGAAGAATGTACCAGAGATGCTGCTTGTCGAACAGATAAGTGACCCTTCCCGCGCTGAACTCCGCGTTGGGCGTGTGCATAGCTGATGTGTATGCGCGCTCAAGTTCTGACCAGAACCGTACCGCCCACTGATTAGACCGGCGCCACGCGTCTACCATGCGCCGCGCGTCGGCTTCGGGCAGGTGGATACCATAGGCGCGACCCATAGCCGCAAACGCGCCTACGCCTCCGGCGTACCCGCACGATAACTCTTGGACCTTCCCGATCTGGCGCTGATCGTCGGTCACTTGATCGACCGTACACCCGAAGGTCGCAGCGGCGTTGATCTTATAGATGTCCTGGTCGAACTGCTTGAGTTTCTCGTCGCCCATGCCCGACATCCACGGGTTGACGCGCGCCTCGATAGCTGACCAGTCCGCGACGGTGAAGTTACCGATTAGTGCGGGCCGAAGCATTCCCTTGAGCACATCCGTAACTCTTCGTCCGTGAACAGGGACAATTGCTCTTCCCGTGACAATATCGTCACGCACTCTAGCCGGGTCTTTGGCGGTCTTGCGGGTGAAATTATGGACCTGTGCTCCGTAAGAAGAGGCTCGCCCCGTCGCAGATCCGCCAGCAAAAACAAATGCGCCTCGTACTCGGTCATCTTCGACATCGGCCAACTCCTGTAGACGCTTGAA